GCATCAAAAAAACAGACTCAGGCGCAAACCTCATAATCCCAAACACCAGAGCCCGCGGCGGCTCAAACACAAACAAAGTACAAAAACGCTACACCTACGCAAACGTGATAAAAAACACCGCCCGCTGGTCAAACCGCAACGGCTCCAGACGCGCCCGCCTGGTAGCCACCGCCTACTATGCCGCCAAACATTCAAAATTCATGCGCATAGGCGACTCATACTTCAGAATCACAAACTTCAGAAAAACCAAAGGCGGCACCCCAAAAGTAAAATTCACAGCCCGCCAGATTCTGAACCTCAAACACAAAACCACCTACACACCACAGAAAGAATGGCTCAAACCCGCCTCAGAATACGCCGAAAAACTCACCCCTCAATTCTATCAGCAGGAAATGGACAAACTCTAACTACTCGCGTGAGTAGTTAACAAAAAAAAGCCCACTCCGCAAGGAATGAGCTTTTTTCACTAATCTACTTTGACAAAAGTAGAAATACCTGATAAAATACCAATAATTTCTACTGTCGTAGATACTAAAAGCCCCTTGCTTACTGTCGTAAACTTGCAAGGGGCTTTTTATTTTTATAACCGAATATATAAAGTTAAACTTTCATTTCCTCCATCTCTACCTATTTTTCTTTCCAATCGGTAACAAGCCTGGTCTCCATGAATTAAAGAATTAAAACCGTTGAAAGCTATAATCCTAGCATATTTCACATGATTCAATAATGACTTTTTTGAAATCCTAAAATCAAACGTTCTGCATTCAATTTCTTTTGCAGATTTTACGATAGCTTTAAATAAAGCCAAATCAATTTCTTTGTTTTCATTAACAATTGTTTTTTTCCAATCCTCAACTCTTTCTTTTACTGTCATAGCTTACTCCTTGGCTCTCGCCTTATGGTTATAATATACATCTAATTTTGAAAGTTGTCAAGTGTTTTTCAAAAAAAATAAATTGTCTAAAGCAGTCAAATTATCTAAAGAATTATCAGTCATAGTTTTACCACCTTGTATGAGTTAGGAAGCATACGAACAAACTCAATAAAAAGCTCTTCATCCCTTGTTTCAAGGCATCTGATTCTTAAAGCTTCAAGCATTTTTACAGTTTGAAGCCATTGTTCTTTAATTGAACCAAACTCCATGTCGATATAAAGATCTGTAAATTCAGACATATCAAAACAATTCACCCTATTAATTGGTGTATTAACAATCAGGTCTTTTTCTTCTTGTGTAAATTCACGCATTCCAACCCTTTCTTTTTTCGCCTTGTTATAGCCAAACTCTGCACCTTGCTGAAAGGCTTCCTGTATAGTCACATTTTCAACACTTTTTGCATATTCAGCACCATTCTCTCTTTTAGCCACTTCATAATGAGAGTGTGAAAGTTTATACTCTTCTGCTTCTTTTTCAAACATATTAGGTCGTCCATCTCCTATTTTTTTACAGCTTATCCACCCCACAAGCCCGCAAAACATAAGCCGCCGTTGTGATCCCCTCTTTTTCAGCCGCCGCCACAATTGCCGCCTTCTGCTCAAAAGTGCAGCTTATAGCCAGCTGCTGCCTTCTCTCATTTTCCGGCTTAGCTTTACGCCCAGCGTTCACCCTGGCCCCGCCAGATCCCTTTTTTCTTTCCTTCTTAATTTTTTCCTCAGTCATAATTTTTTTCCCTTTCCGCAACCTTCTGACTACTCACGCGAGTAGTCAGAAGAATCTGTTTTTAGTCTAACTCAGGAGTTATTTTTGAAATAAGTTTGTTAAGCTCGTCATCATCGTCAACAACTATTGCCTGCCACTCTCCATTCTTAAAAGCTTCGATTGCAGAATCAGCCGCAAGACATACAACAGGATGACCAAAATTATCATCAACATAAAACTCAGCTCTGTATTTTACGCCATCAACTTCAGTCTCTATCAAGTCCCCATTACAAGGAACGCCGTTTCCATTTGCAAAAGTAGTAAAATCTGTAATTTTCATTTGTTTGCTCCTTGCAGCCTTCCCGCTGCTCTATGATTATAATATACAACTATTTTTTTTTCAGATCCTGCTGACTACTCGCGTGAGAAGTCAGCATAAAAAAAACAAAGAATGATATTTTTTTTTATTAAAAATCAAGAAAAATAAAAAGGTTGTGGAATGTTAAGAAGAATGTCTTCTTCATATACACACTTAGGATTTTCATACAGGCGTTCAAGTTCTTCCCAGATGTCTTTCCAGGTTGTACAATCTTTTACGGTTTCCCCATAAGCTCCAAATTCTTCAACATCGGCAACAATCACCTCCCAGGCACGTTCTATTCTTTTTGCTTCCCATTCGGATTCTTCTTTCTTGTACTGTTCAATTTCTTCTGCTGTTGCTTTTGTTTTGTCTGTCCAGTCGTAAACGCAGAACCCATATTCATTGTGCTTATATACAGAATACCCCTGCTTTTTAAGCTCTTCTTTGTTTTCTTTATAAAAAGCCCAAAATTCTTCTGTAGGTTTAGCAACTCTAAAGAAGTTTCCATTTGCTGCAATGTGCTTGCGTCCAAATTTAACAAGTTCATTAATGTTTTTCATTTGTTTGCTCCTTGCAGCTTTCCCGCTGCTCTATGATTCTAATATACATCTAAATTTGAATACTGTCAAGTATTTTTCAAAAAAAAATAATATTTTTTTTAAGCCATAAAATAAAAAGCGCAGTCCTAAAACTACGCTTGACTTTTCCCTTACCTGAATTTAAAATCATTCTCAGAAATTTTACTCAGATGAAATTTCATTTGTTTGCAGAGCTTACCCTTCCCGGTAAGCTCTTTTTTATTTTCCCCCAGATTCAAAACCAGCTGCCAGGCAGATCTTAGCCCCCGCTTATTTCCCAGGCTGATTTCCGTAGCGGCATCACAAAGAACCGCAGACATAAGAACCCTTTCAACATAATCGTATCTTTTCATTTTCCCACCTCACACCCAGGCCGAAGCCCGGATTTATTTTATGCAGCTTTCGCCTTATTAATTGCCAGGAATCTTGCAACAGTCCATTTTGCCTGCTCAAAACACTCGCCGCCACCATTCAGATTCTTTCCACATTTTTCATCTTTTGCAAAATAAGCAAGCGAATATCTTCTAGTAGATTTTTCAAGCCCGCTAGGAATAATGACATATTGACCGCCCTGCTTGTCAGTGTAAAAAGTCTGATTGCGTTCAGCATTTTCAAAATCAGCTTCATTGATTGCCTTTTCAGCATTTTCAATTTCTTTTTCTTCTGCCTGGTGAAGGACACCCCAATCATAAGCAACAAAAATATAAATGTTTCCACCAGAAAAAATCTCACCATTGTACTGGTCATAATCAACTTTTTCAAAACTCTTTGCAATTTTTTCTATTGCCTCAAAATCACATGAAAGATCCTTCACAGTGATACTTGTCTCGCTTGAATAACCGCAATAACTACTTCTAACACTTACCTGTTTAGAATTATATCCCAACTCGTTTTTGATTCTCTCTCTAATTGCCTTGCTTCTCTCAGAATTTCTACTCATTTGTTTGCTCCTTCTTTTTTTTATCCGGGCCATAGCCCGGAAGTGAATTAAGCTACTTCGGCAGCTTCGACTTCTGCCCAAGTAAGAAGCTTGGCATCTTCAACACACCAAGTTTCAAAGGCATCAAGTTCAGCGATCAAGTCGCTAACTGTTTTGCCAACCATGTCACGAAAATCTTCGTGCCAGATACGGCCGAAAAGAACATTGATTTTAGAAATTGCAGTAGATTTAGACATATAACACCTCCAAAGTGCTTAAAAAGTTAGTTTTCTCTTTCGTTTCATTTTATAATTTAATAATACACGAAATAATGTAACTTGTCAATGTATTTTTACATTTTTTTATGTTTTTTTTTATTTTTTCTTGTAATTTTTAATTAAATAATGTAAATTATGATTATGGATATAGCAAAAAATATTAAAATCTGCCTTTTGCAGAAAAACATTCAGATGAAAGACCTGGCCGAAAGGACAAACCAGACCCAGCAGAATCTCACAAATAAAATGCGCTCAAATAATTTCCGCGTCTCAGAGCTCGAAGAGTTAGCCGCCGCCCTCAATGCCCGCCTTCAAATAAGTTTCATCGACAAAGACACAGGCGAAGCTTTATTTTAATCCGCGTCACGATAGAACGCCTTGAAATCTTTCGCATACCGCCAGAAGGCATTCCAGTCCAGCGCACCACAGCGCAATTCCTGGCGGCAAATATCATCGGCGAATATCTCCAGAGCTCCCTTGTTGTAAACCCTCGTATCAAAAGCATGGTTGTCAGCACCGAACTTTTGCCGCCATATAGTCTTCACATACTTTCTTGTTGCTTTGTCGATAATGTCGATTTTTTCCTCAGCCTCATACATTTTAAAATAATCGTCTCCGAAATCTTCCGGAAAGTTCGGGTACCAGGCTGGCTGCAATTGCCCGTCATTCCAGAATAAGCGGTTCATCTCGCTGGAGATTCTGTCCTTAATAAGCCCAGTGTTAATATGATAGGCCAGGGGCAAACCAATCTGCTTCAAAGTTCCCGGAGAAAAAAGCTGATAAGGCGCGCCATCCTTGATCCAGTCCTGACCCTTGCAGGCATAAACGCCAAAGCTGAATTGACTGCAGAAAGCATAGACCCAGCTTGTAAAGTGGCCTGAGTCAACAAGGGTAATCATAGGCCTGTATCGCCTGCCATCCTCATCCACAAAGTCACTCTGAATCAGTTTAGAAAGCTCATCCCAAGGGCCGCCGAACTGCTCCACGCTTCCTTCAATCCAGCGGAAATCAATAGAGAAATTACAACCACGCTCAGTATAGCCCACAATGTCAACATAAAGCCCGTCCTTCTGAACGTCAACGCTGACAATCAGAATGAGCACGATTGAACCAGTATCACGCAGAGCCATTCTGTTAGGCACAGCACCACGCGCAAAGCCAAAACGGCGATAGCGCAAAGCCCTCTCATAGGTGATAGTTTCATGCTGCTCGCGGAACGGCAGGCCCTGCTTTAAGTTTCTGAAAACTCGGTATTTTTCAACATCCTTCACGCGATTAGTTTTCAAGTCCCAAACCGTAGCCCACTCAGCGACATAATCTTCCCACGAATACATTCCAGGCGGATTGTAAAGAGCTGTAATGTGATAGCTTTCCGCATCAGCCATTTCCGGCCGCTCAACACTTGCCCGCCATTCACCCCTCTGGATTATCTCGGCCTTGTCATAATTCTTCATCACGCCGCCACAATAAGGACACTTATAACCAACGGTCTCAAGCTTCGGCCTGAAGTTCTCGTCATTTTCCCAGACGATGCCGCCAATCTGTTTGCTCTTGTCGTGCTCGTCCCAGATGGCCCACTCCAGCTTCTGCATCTGGCCGCAGTGCTTGCACGGCACATAAAAATATTTCTGAGTCCCCTGTAAAAAAAGATTCTGAATCTGAGAGCTGCCCTCATTCTTAGGAGTAGAGCCGATTATCAATTTTGAATGATTGGCAAACGCATCCTGACGGCCCTTCATCAATGTAAAGACATCACCCTCGCCCTTAATCAGCGAAGTAAAGGCATCAGCTTCATCCACATAGATAACCTTGAAAGAAAAGTTTCTGAACTTAGATCCAGACTTACCGCCGAACACCTTCAGCGAGCCACCCGGATATTGCTTGTGCAGCGTAGTGTCTCCCGTGTCTTTTGATCCATTTGCCTTCCTGGACTGACTGGCAATCAAAGGGCGAAGACCGCTATTGTCTATACAAGATTCAAGCTTCGTTTTTGCATAGTCGCGGGCCATCGTTTCATCCGGCAGAAATAAAGCCTGCTCTTCAGGATCCGACCCAATATGATACATCATTCCGGGCTCAAGAACTCCTGTTGTATATCCGCACTGATTCCCCTTCATCACGAAAACATATTTAGTCGGATCTGCAGGTGAAAGCTTGTCAACAATCTCTTTAAAATACGGGAATCTGTCATAACTGAATTTACCAGGAAAAGGAGAAAGACTTTTATCAAGATAGCGCACCCGCTGGATGTAATCACTTGGAAGCTCATATTCCCGCTTCTCAGGCAACAGCGAAAACCGCTCAATGAGAAAATCTAAATCACTAATTTTTAGGGCCGCTTCCATCTAACCCCTAGGCATCAAAAGGGGCTTGCCCTGTTGTCGTAAAGTATGAGAGTGCAGTTCTGTCTTCTTCATTTTCCACCGCAATCTTATCATTTTTAATTTTATAAATATGCAGATTCTTTATCTGCCAGAACCAAACTCTAATAGACCAATCAGATGAGAACTCGTTAAGAATTTTTTCAAACTTTTTAAAAAGACTCAGAAAACTGTTTGAAGTATAATGACAGTCTCTCTCTTCAACTCCATCATTGAGCTGCATCTTCATTTCTAATTCATAAACCAGCATGATTACCCCCGGAAATTAGAAATTTCTCAAAGCATGGTAATCAACAGCAATCTTTCCCTTTTCATCCAGATGGAAAGCTTCAACCGCACAAATTCCCTTGTTAGTCCAGTAATCTTTGCAGACAGCAATAGTCAGCTCAAGAATTGGATAGCCGCGGCGTTCCATCACACCGGCATAGTTAAAAGCAAGAACACAATAAGGGTTTATTTCATTTCCCTTAAATTCTTTTTTGATTTTCTCAATTTCTTTGATTATATTGTCAATTACACTATTATCAGCTTTCACCATCTCCTCCCTCTAAATCACATCCATTTCAGCAAGCTCATCTCTCAGCCGGATGTTTTCATTTTCCTGTTTATCGTACTTGCTTCTTAGAGCAGTAAGCTCATTCACAATATGACTCTTCGCACCCGAAATACAGCGGGTCAAATTGTCGTTAAGAATATTCATAACGCTTTCGCGCTTGTCCTGACCATTAGCCAGAGACACAGCAATCACCTGATCACACACAGCTTCAGGCACATCCAATAGCTGCTCCATCAGCTGATCCATGTAGCCAAAAACGCGCTGGACAACAAAATCCTTCGGCACCTGTACGAGTCGCCTTTCCTGCAGCTTCTGCTCGCGTTCCTCAGCAGCCGACAAATCCCGGATAATCTTTGAGAATCTTTCAATGTTGTCAATAGAATTGAACCGGCGCAACAGCTCGCCCATAGTGCAGTTCATAATGTCCTTAGCAGAACCGCTCCCCACAGTAATTCCCTGGGCCACAGCCCCCGGAGCTTTTTGCATTCCTGCCACAGTTTGAGAGCCGCTGTCATTTTGTGCTTGATTTTCGCGGCCGGTGGCCGCATCCGTAAAAATTGCGTTACAAAGCTCGTCAAATTTTCCAGAGTTCTTGGATGGGGAAGCAGCTTGTTTTATTCCGGCTTCCAGCTGCTTCATTTGCAGCTTCATTTTGAGCTTGTTCTGTTTCATCTCCAGGAAAGCGCGATTCACTGGATTATCAGTATCAATTCGACGCGCAGCATTGCGAATCAGTGTACCGTTGGCAATCCGCTTCGAGACAGCCATCGGCGAAAGTCCACACATCCGCGCAAAATCAGAGGCAGTAACTTCCATAACAGATATTATCGCATATATTTTTCATTTGACTATGTCTTTTATTATGTCTTTTTAAACATTTTTAAACTATTTGTTAAACTTTGCTTATACCTAACAAAGGGCACTCGCCGCCGAATAAT